GCTAGTTCCTACCATCCGTAAGCAAGACAGCGAAATATGGATAACGTTCAACCCTGAACTAGAGACTGACGAGACTTATCAACGGTTTGTCATTCATGCGCCTGATAACGCTATAGTTCGCAAGATTAACTGGTCAGATAATCCTTGGTTTCCACAGACCCTGCGTGAAGAAAAAGATCAGCTAAAGCTTAGAGATATTCAAGCCTATAACAACGTTTGGGAAGGTCTGTGCAGGGTTACGGTTGACGGTGCTATCTTTGCAGATCAAATGCAACAAGCTGAGTTTGACGGCAGGATTACTAAGGTTCCGTACGATCCATCCAAACCAGTTCATGCGGTGTTTGACTTGGGTTGGGCAGACCATACAGCTATTTGGTTCGTGCAGTTCATAGGCATGGAAACTAGGCTAATCCGGTACATTCAGGATACGCAAAAGACCATGACGCATTACTTAGCTACGCTTCAGACGTTTGGCTATGTCTACGATACGATCTGGCTGCCGCATGACGCAAAGAACAAAACCCTTGCAGCGGCTGGCATGACGATTGAAGATATTGTCAGAAACTCAGGGTTTAAGACTAGGGTTTTGGATAGAGTTCCAACTGTTGACAGTATTAATGCTGCGCGTACAATCTTCCCAAAATGTTATTTTGATAGAGAAAACTGTGCCGACGGATTACAATGTTTAAGACACTACCGGTATGAAGTTGATCCAGATACCAAGCAATTCAGTAGAAATCCGCTACATGACCATTATTCGCATGGCGCAGATTCCTTCAAATATCTTAGTTTAATGATTCAAGAACCGCGAAAGACTAGGCAAAGGCCACAGTCTGCGCAACTTGGCAACAATATGTCTTGGATGGCTTAAATGGCAAATAATCAACAGGGCGACTACGATCCAATCATCGAAGAAGCCAAGCAATTCCTAAAGTTCTGCAATGATGCGGACACGATGAACCGCCAAGAGGCTTTAGAGGACTTGAAGTTCGTCAACGGCGACCAATGGCCTGTTGAGTTGCAAAACAGCCGAAACTTAGAATCCCGCCCAGTTCTGACCATTAATAAGCTAGACACATATTGTCGGCAGGTCACGAACCAGCAGCGGCAGCAACGTCCTCGCATTAAAGTCCATGCGATGAATACCAATCAGCAAGCTGCTGAAGCACAGGTTATTCAAGGCATCATTCGTCACATTGAAGTAAATTCCAACGCTGATTATGCTTATGACAACGCATTTGATTATGCGGTGCGTATGGGTTGGGGCTTTATCCGTATCAATACCAACTATGTAAGCGAAGATAGCTTCGACCAAGAAATCTACATTGATCCGGTTGACAACCCTTTCACAGTCTATTTAGACCCAAATTCAATATTGCCAGACGGTTCAGACGCTGAAAAAGCGATGATTACTACCGTTATGAGCAAAGAAGTATTCCAAAAGATGTATCCAGACGCAGACGAGACTAATTGGTCAATGCGTGGTACTGGCGACAGTCAGAACGAATGGATCATGAAGGAAGATATTCGGTTAGCTGAATACTTCTATACATGGCGTAAGAAAGCAAAGCTTTGTCTGTTGTCCGACGGTTCGCATGTTTACGAAGATGAGCTAGACCCTAAACAAATGGCTGCGGCTGGCATTACCGTTGTTTCTAAACGCGATAGTTTCAAAAAGGTTATCAAGTGGAAGAAGCTAACTGGCGTTCAGGTGCTTGAAGAACGCGATTTGCCTGGGAAGTTTATTCCGTTAGTTCCGGTCTATGGTCGGCATATGATTATTGGCGACAAGCGCAAGAAATTTGGCATGGTTCGCTTTGGCAAAGACCCGCAACGGATGTATAACTTCTGGCAAACAAGCTTAACTGAATCGGTTGCGCTTGCACCAAAAGCCAAATGGATTATGGCTGAAGGCCAAGATGAAGGCCATGAACAAGATTGGGCAGCAGCTAACGTTAAATCTAACGCTTACCTGCGTTATAAGCAGACTGATATTGAAGGCCGTCCAGCTCCTGCGCCAACACGTTTACAGCCTGAACCACCGCCAGCTGGTGTAATGGCAGCAGCGCAATCAATTAATGGCGATATGCAAGCGATTATGGGCATTTTTGACCCTAATCAAATGCCAACAGGGAATATCTCAGGCAAAGCCTTAAACGGTCAGCAACAGCAAATTGATTTAACGAACTTTGATTATTACGACAACCTGACTCGCAGCTTATGTCACGTAGGCAAGATCATTCTTGATTTGATTCCTAAGATTTACGACACCGAACGAGTAATGCGCATTATTGGCGACGATGGCAAGCCAGACTTGTTAACGGTTAATCAGCAGGACGCAGTCGGCAACGTAATGAATGATGTGACGGTCGGCAGATATGATGTTGTGATGGAAACAGGGCCTGGCTACAACAGCAAGCGTCAAGAAGCTGTAGACGCTATGACTCCAATATTAGGGGCAGATCCTGCGCTAATGGATAAGATCGGCGACTTGTGGTTCCGTAATATGGACTTCCCTGGGGCTGAAACTATTGCAGATCGTTTGGCTACATTGAACCCGCTGGCACAAATTGACGAGCGTTCTAAGATACCGCCGCAGGTACAAATGCAGTTGAAACAGGCGCAAATGCAAGTTCAGCAAATGCAGCAGGAAATGGAAGCTATGCAAATGGCTATGAAGTACCGTTCCGACGTTGAGCAAGTTAAGCAAGACAACGAAACTAAGCGTGAATTGTTGCGTCAAACTGCTAAAGCTCACAACACCGAAACAATGGCTGAAGTTCGGGTTAATGACCAAAACACTAGGTCTATTACTAGCCAAAACAAGGTTGAGATTGAAGCGATTGTTGACCTGTTACTGCATAACATGGACACAAATCGCTTGAATTTAGAGATTGACCGTAGGAATGCGGAGCAAGCTAAAGCAATGACTCAAGCGGTTGTTGATATAGACCAAGAGCAGAACCCATTAATCCAGCAATAAGGAGGCAATATGCCTACTGTAACTAGTGCAACTAAAGAAGATCACGACCGCGAATTTATGGAAAAAAAAGGTCTATTGAAGAAAAAACCTAAAGATGAACAATTCGAAAGAGTTCGGAATCATCCTAAATTTGCCAAATTAAAAATGTCTTTAGGTAAAAAAGGTGCGATGGATGCACTTCTTAAAGAATTAAATGATGCGCAATAATTGACAATTGCTGAAATAGTATTAAGATGGCTAAACCTTACCAGTTAGGATAACTGGGTAAATTCTTGAGGAAACTCATGTCAGAAGTAAAAGAAGCAGGAAATGTATTAACAAGTGAAAATTCAGCTGAGTTTTATGCAGATAGATTAGGTTTAGCTGACCCTGCCCCGACTGAGGCCGCTGACGAAAGTCCTGCGGAGCCTGTCCAAGAGGTAAGCCAGAGTGAACCTGAAGCAGAAACGGAAGCGGAAGCAACAGAACCACCGAAGAAGCAAAACCCAAAGCTGGAAAAGCGGTTTTCAGAGTTAAGCAAAGCGCGTGATGCTGCTAGACAAGAGGCAGCAAATGAGCGACAGCAGCGCGAGGCATTGGAAGCACGCATTAAGGCATTGGAGCAGCAGCCACAGCAAGCACAGGTTGAGACTGATGAACCACAGCCTAGTGATTATCAGGACGCTTTTGAATACGCTAGAGATTTAGCGAAATACGAAGCAAAACGGATAATTCAGGCTGAAAAGCAAGCTGAAGCTCAAGCAAAAGCTCAAGAAGCGCAACAGAAGGTCTTATCGACTTGGACTGAGCGCATAAATGAGGCCAAGCAAGAGCTACCGGACTATGACGAGATGATCGCCTCTAGTGACGTTGTGATTCACGACGTTATTAAAGACGCAATCTTGGAAAGCGATGTCGGGCCAAGGATTTTGTATCACTTGGCTGAAAACGAGGAATTCGCTAAAAAGTTCGCTGATATGCCGCTGCCCCAAGCTTTGAAAGAATTGGGCAAGCTGGAGATGAAATATTCTCCTTCTGAGGATAAATCTGTTGCGGTACGAAAAAGTAAAGCACCGCCACCGATTAACCCGATTAAGGGCACTTCTGGTGCAATAGATACGCCGATTAATGAAAAGGGCGAATTTACTGGAACCATCCAGCAATGGAAAGAAATGCGCAAGTCAGGGAAGATTCGGTAGCTAATTAATTTTCTTTTTAGGAGCTACTAAAATGGCAAATAACTTGCTAACCATTAGCAAGATCACCAACGAAGCGTTGATGGTCTTGGAGAATGAATTAACTTTCACTTCGGAAGTTGACCGTAACTATGATGACCAATTTGCCGTCATTGGCGCAAAGATTGGTAACACAGTAAACGTTCGTCGCCCTGGCCGTTTTATCGGTACTACTGGCCCTGCGCTGAACGTTGAGGACTTTAACGAGACTTCGGTACCTGTTACTTTGGGCACACAGTTTCACGTTGACACACAGTTCACAACTCAGGACTTAGCTCTGTCGCTGGATATGTTTAGCGATCGCGTTCTGAAACCTGCTGTTGCAGCTATTGCCAACAAGATTGACCGTGATGGTCTGGTTATGGCTACAGCTCAGACAGCTAATATTGTCGGTACTGCTGGCACACCTCCAACCGGTCTGATTACATATCTGACAGGTCAAGCTTACCTTGATTCTGAAGGCGCTCCTCGCGATGGTCGTCGTTCATGTATCGTTGAGCCGTTCACATCTGCAACTATTGTTGACAGCTTGAAAGGTCTGTTTGTGCCACAAGAGGCGATTTCCGCTCAGTACCGTAAAGGTCTGATGGGTCGTGATTCTGGCGGTATGAACTGGAAACTAGATCAGAACGTTGTGTCACAACAGTTTGGTTCAAACACCACAACTACTGTAACCGGTTCGGTTAACACAACTACTGCAACTGGCTTCTTGACTACTGGTTGGGCTTCTTCGTCAACAATCACGCTGACTGCTGCCAATACCGGTACTTTGAACCTGAATGCTGGCGATACATTCACAATCGCTGGTGTGTATGCAGTCAACCCACAGAACCGCCAAGCATACGGTTCGAATAAGCTGCGTTCATTCGTAGTTAAGTCGGCTGTGTCGGTTGCTTCTGGTTCGTCGGTTTCGGTTGTGGTTTCCCCAGCTATTATTACTGCTGGTCAGTTCCAGAACGTTTCGATTCCAACAACTTCGTCAACTGCTGCAATTACTCAGTTCAACAGCACAGGCATCGTTTCCCCGCAAAACATTATCATGCACCGCAATGCGTTTACGCTTGCAGTAGCTGATTTGGAATTGCCAGAAGGCGTTCACTTTGCTGGTCGTGCAAGCGACAAGGAAATCGGTCTGTCAATGCGCGTTGTCCGTCAATACACTATCAACAACGATTCGATCCCGACTCGCTTGGATGTACTGTACGGCTGGGCACCGCTTTATCAAGAACTCGCTTGCCGCGTTGCAGCTTAATTTAGGAGATATATATTATGGCGAATCCAGGCCCAGCAAGTACCCAAACGATCCACCCTCAGAACGTATTGTCGAATCAGTCAATCCGTTTGTTGGCGGTCTTTACCGGTGTAAACGTAAATGCAACAGGTGACACAGCTAATCTGAAGATTGCAAATGCTTCAAACTGGTCAGTTTCAAACGTGGTTTTCACGAATGCTTCGATCAGCTTGACTACTGCTGCTGCTGGTTTGTTTACAGCTCCGTCGGGTGGTGGTACTGCAATTGTTGCTAACGCAGCGTTGTCAGCTCTGACTTCTTCGACAGTTGTAAGCCAGCGCACAGTTGCATCTACTGCTATTCAAACCGGTGATAACCTGTACGTCAATGTTGGCACAGCACAAGGTGCTGCCGCTACTATGGACGTTTATGTTTATGGTTACGACTTCAGCACTTACGCCTAATTATTAATTGGCTAAAAAACGGAAAAGGCCATCCTTACAGGGGTGGCTTTTTTCGCATGAAAGCCTATAATTAGTGAAAATTTTTGAAAGGATAAGATCATGTCCAGCACGACGATTACTCGCGGTAATTCGCACGAAACTTTCTACATTGCTCCTTCTATAACCCCCGCATCCGTAACTAATGCTGTTACTGCATTGCAAACGTTTTCTTTGCCTGGCTTGCAAACAACTGACCTAGTGCAAATTATTGGATACAACGGCGCACAAACAAACAATATTGTTGTTGCTCAAGCTGAATGCTTGGCGGCAAATGTATTGTCAGTTCAATTTGGTAATGTTGGTGCTGCTGCTGCAACTCCTGCGGCTGGCGTTTACAACATTCAAGTTGTTCGTCTTGAAGGCCCAGCACCGGCAACGGCTGTTTAAGGGGTAAATTATGGCTAATACTACGGTTTTTAGAGTAAATGGCCCGACTACGTGCATTGCCGTAACTTCTGCTTCTTCTACGGCTTTAACTTGTACGCCGATAGGCAGAGATCAGATCAATTACGCAGGTTTGCTGAATACAAACAGCTTTCCCGTAGCTGTGACGATTGCTCCTACATCGGCAGGGGCGGCAGTATTGCCTACGGCTGGTAACACTTCGACAAGCATTGTTTTAGGCGTTGCTATGCCTTATCCAATGGTTGTAGCTGTGCCTCCTAACAGCTTTTCAGTTACGGCTATTTCTAGCGGCGCAAATACAGGCAGCATTTACGTAACACCAATGGCAGATCAGTCATAAGAATCGGGGCTTCGGCCCTGATTTTTAATAGTGAGGCGGCATGACAACTACAAATGACACAAACGAAGTCGCAGAAACGTCAACGATTAATATCGTGCCGGTTCAAGGCATTTTTACTGAAGATCATCAATTAGTTACGCTGATTGGCCCTGCTGGCGTTCCTTTTTCTGCTTCGTCTGGCGGTTCGTTTGACAATATTGCTATTACTGATTCAACATTTGACGGCGGATCAATCGGTCAAACTACGCCTGTAACTACCGCAACTATTACTAATCTTGATTTGACTACAGGCACGATTAGCACTTCGCCTACAAGCAACAATGATTTAGTAAACAAGGCTTATGTTGACGCTGCGGCACAAGGATTGCAGCTATTGCAACCCGCTGCGGTAGCTACAACAACGAATTTAGCGTCTTTATCTGGCTTGTTGACTATTGATGGCGTAACAGTTACGGCAGGTCAGCGGGTTTTGGTTAAAGATCAAACGTCGGCGCAATTTAACGGCGTTTATGTGGCTGCTGTTGGTACTTGGAGTCGTTCTACTGATACCGATACCTACGCAGAACTACAGAACATTTACCTTTTTGTCACTAGCGGTTCTACTAATGCTGGTACAGCTTGGGGCACTACAAATCATGGCACAGGCACTATTGATGTAACGCCGATTAATTGGGTACAGATTGCGAATACTGCGATTTATACGGCTGGCACAGGTTTAACGCTATCAGCAAACCAATTTAGCATTACTAATACGGCTGTAACGGCTGCTAGTTACGGTTCTTCTACTCAGGTTGGTGCTTTTACAGTAAACGCTCAAGGACAGCTTACAAGCGCGTCTAGCGTTGCTATTGCGATTGCTGCTAGTCAGATAGCTTCTGGAATTGTTGGCATCTCACAGGGCGGTACAAATGGATCGGCGACTCCTACTGCTGGTGCTATTGCCTATGGTACTGGTACTGCTTACGCATTTAGTGCTGCAGGTACTGCGGGTCAAATTTTAACGTCTGCTGGTAGTTCGGTTCCTACTTGGACAACTGCTTCAAGCTTGTCAGTTGGAACGGCTACTAATCTTGCTGGTGGGGCTACTAATTCGATTCCTTACCAATCAGGTGCGGGTGCAACTACATTCTTGGCTTCTGGCACAGGTGTTTTGCAAACGTCTGCCGGTGGTGCGCCAGCTTATACAGCAACGCCAACGCTAACAGGTACAAACTTTAGCGGCATACCTAATGCGGCTTTAACAAACAGTTCTATTACGTTTGGCGTAACTTCCCAAGCTTTAGGATCAACGGTTTCTGCGTTGAACGCTGTAAGTATTGGTCAGACAACGGCGGCAGCGGGAACGTTTACTTCGGCTACCTACGCAACTGGTTCTATTACTTCTTACGATTCTTATACTCCGGTTACTGCGCCATTT